AGATTTAAATCATATGCAGAACAATATTTATCAAGTTTAGCTGCAAGTAAAGGACAAGAAATACATAATAATGTCAAAGCAATAAATGAAAATGAAAGCATACTATCATGGACACAATCAAGTGATATTAATGTTAATGATATTATGCAAACTATTAATGGTTTTACTTTAGAAAACTTTGATGAAAACATGGCAACTTTAGAAAAAAGATTAGCCGAAGAAGAAATAAATTTAACAAATCTTAGAGCATCAATAAATAATCCTAGCAGACTAGCTGCATTACCAAGCATAGAAGCACATAATAATTCTATACTTAAAAAAATAGAAACAACTAGAATGACATTACAAACTAATGCAGAGCTTTCAGCTGCACATACTAAAGATCAAGAAACTTTAATAGGTAAAGATTTAGATGGAGATGGAGTAATATCTGAAAAATTAGCAGATGGTACTACATATTTATCTCAAGCTAAATCTATAATAAATGGTAAATTATCTTCTTATCAAGAAAATCCAAATAATGTTTATAAAAATGATTATGCATGGAATAAAAGTTTAGATCAAGACAGAGCAGAAATAGTTACTGACGTAATAGCTGCAAATGATGCATTAACAAAATCTTTTGATGGTCAACAATTAAAAATAGAATTAGATAATAAAATTACAAATACAAATGGATTAAATGTAATAAATAATCTTTCTGAAACTCCAGATATATTAAATCAATTTGAAAATATAGATCAATTAAAAGGAGCTATATCTTTATTTGATATTACTGAAAATGCTGGAGTGTATGAAGAAATACTAAATAATTATCAATTTCAAGAAGTATTAAATAATAATCAAAAATATTTAATTGCAACTCCAGAAGATGGGAGAGTAACTATTACAGTAAATGGACAAGAAAAATCATTAAAACTTACAAATAATATATTTGATGATGTTTTAACTAATATAAATAATCAATTACAGATTGCTGGCATTGATGATAAATATTCAAAAGAACAAGTTACACAAGGTTTATTAAATAATTTATATCATAACTTTACAGGAAAAAATATTGATTCATCTTTTTTTAGTCCTGGTATTCCAACATTTGATGGATCTCCTAATTTACAATACTTAACAATGGTAACATCAAGATTTGGTATAATTCCAGAAAGACTAGGATCAATATTAAATAATTGGGAAACTATGAATTTAGATAGTGCAGAAGATATACAATATTTAGTTAATATGGCTACAGCTGTTAATGCAATTAAAAATACATCTACTGCAAAAGTAATAAATATACAGGGCATAGATGCAAAAGCACAATTATACTTACAAGAATTTTATAAAGATTATAGTCAAAGAGCAGATATAAATAATCAACTTGTTGCTCAAGGACAAACCCCTAGAATAGATTTAGATTCATATACAAAAAACTGGTTTCAATTAAGAGATAGCAAAGATACAGATTCAGTAGATAAAATAGTACAAGAATTTGCAAATAAAACAACAGGTCTCAATGGAAATAATGAAGAATATAATCAAATAATGGAAGAACTTATTATTGAAAATTTAAAAAATGTAAATGATGGAATATGGAATAATACATTAGAATTTTTTGGATATGAAAAAGGAGTAGTAAGTGGAGAGCCTAGAATGGAATCACATATTAATATACCTGGATTAAGATGGTTATTAATAACTCCAGATGAAGATGCACTTGCTTTTGAAGAAAATTTTGCAAGAGAAATATATACAGACTTATTACCAGATTATATACCTTGGTATTATAAATCTAAAAATATGAGTGATTTAGATATTAGACAAAGAAGTAAAGAACAAATAACACAAGACTTAAAAGAAATGATTGGTTTTGTTACACAAGATATTCAAACATTAGGATACATGGTAGTAGATGAGTAAAATATTAAAACAATATCCTATGTATGAGTATCATACTAAACAACTAGGTTTAGATCCAGATGATGTAAAAGCTGATGCTGTATTTACAGTAATAGATTCTATTATGAGATTAAGTAATGAAGAAAGATCAGAACTTGGAATAACAGATAATTTTTTTGAAACAAATCAAATATACGATATGTTACCAAAATCTATGGGAGGTAATGGACAAATACAATTTGAGTATATTCCAAATACAGGAACAACAGATACGCTAAATAAATATTATAATATAAAAATAGACTTTGATGGAGATGGATTTTTTTTACAACTTAATAATGTAGATGATCCAACACTAAAATATACACCTTTACCTTTAGAAGAAAAATTTAAACAAAAATATCCAATGACACCAAATGAAATAAAAGAAGAAAACCTACAAAATTATATGAAAGATGGAAAAGAAGATAGAAATTCTATTTATAATAAATTAGGTTTAACTAGCTTTGCAGCTGATATTGATGGAGCATATTATAACTTCTTAAAATTTCAAAGATCATTGTTAGACTTAGGGCAAGATACATCTGAAAAATTATTAAGAGAGTTTGGTGTAGATATACAAATGAATAAATTTCAAAAACTATCTCAAAATATATTATTAGATGAAGCTGCATTAAGAGAAGTAAAAAGAGAAAGAGGCGATCAGTTTGTTACATCAATCTATGGAACTAAAGGAGATACAATGACAGAAAGAAATATACTATTTGATTACATATCTGAAAATGAGGGTGGTTATCATTCTACAGCATATGAAACTTCTAGAGGTAATGGAGATTGGACAGTAGGTCATGGATTATCATTAAAAGATGATACTGTAAAATTAGAGTTATCAAAAAGAGGTTATGACGTAGATAGTCTTATAGCTGGAGATAGTAAATTAAAATATAAAGATTCTGTTTCTATAGCTACTATTATGATGGATCAAAAATATAATATGGTAAAAGATAAAGCTGCACAATTTGGTATTGATATTACTGGCGATAAAAATTCTTATCTTGCTATGGCTATGATAGATCTAGCATACCAGGGATTATTAGGAAATAGATTTATGACAGCTATGGGAGACTATATTAGAACAGGAGATAGAAAATTTATAGGAGAGTTTGAGCCATATATAGAGGGTGGTTTAAGTGGTAGTGATGCAAGATATACAAATACATCTCCAACAGTTTTTGGAGAACTAGCTAATGATGGTACAATCTATAAAAACATGAGAATGGGTGGTGTATATAATAGAATGAATAAACATAAAACACTTATAGAAATGTGGTTAAATGGACAACATACTAATTTATTAAACTTAGACTTTACTACTAAACCAGCAGAAGATGTTTACGATAAGGAAGAATCAGAAAGAAAATACTAATGCCTTTTGTAAGTCCTATTGGTAAACAATCTTATTTTGATGTTAATCCATTAAAAGTCAGAAATAATTTTACAGCAGATCAAAACTTTTTTGGTACTGTAAATAATATTACCAAAGGATTTTTAGATGAAAATTTAGTTACACTAGGTGGTAGATATATTGCTAGTGCTATTATGGGTACTAATAGTACATATGAAATAGATCAATCATATGATGTATTTTCAGATCCAGAACTTATAGGGTTAGAAGATTATATTGGTCAGTTTGTACATTCTAGAAATAAAGAACACACAAAATATTTAAAAGAAGAATTTTTAAATAATATGAAAACAAATATGGGATCTCCATCTTATATTGTTGGTAGAGTATTAGGAGGTCTTACAGATCCATCAAGTTTATTTATGTTTACTAAAGCTGGTAGATTTTTATTTACTGGTAGTAGATTATCAAGAGCTACTAAGTCTGGAGTTACAATAGCAGCAGAAGAACAAAGCAAAAGATTTTTTGATGATACAAGACCTATTAGTTATTCTATGATGATTACTGCTGGTGGTTTTATTATACCAGCTATACTGCCATCATTAAAACCTAGTGCTGGTAAAAAATTTGATCAAACTGCTGATATGCTTGATGAAGCTGATGATAAAGCATTTCAACAAGGTACAGTAGGAGCTGCTATACCAGCTGGTACTAAAATAGAAAAAATAGATGTATTGCCAGAAAATCAAATACAACCTACAGGAGCTGGTGTATTTGGAGAACAAGGTCCATTTAATCCTGTATTTAGAGTTTTAAAAAATGGAATAGGATCTGCACAAGAATTTATAGAAAGAACTTTAGAAGGAGCTTTATATCAAAGAAAAAATTTTGTTGATGGTGTTACAAAACCAAGTATTGAAAGATCAATTAAAATGCGATTTGCTCCTCTTATTGTAGAAACAAATACAGCTATACAAGAACTATATAATAAATATTTACAAAGACTTGGAGCTAGTAAACAAAACTTTGTAGATAGAACTTTTGATACAAAATTTATGCGAGGTAAAGAAGTAATGTCTCCAAGAGAATTTAGAGAAAAAGTTTTTGAAGCAAGAATGGGTAACAAAAATTTAGATCCAGAAGTTGTAGAATCTGCAAGAAAATTAGATAACTTCTATGGACCAATAGGTAAAGAATATGATGAGTTACAAATAGCAACTACATTTATAGAAAGATACATTAACAGATTAGATGATATTATAGGTAAAACTAAAAATAATAAAAAAGTAAATGATCTTACTAAATTAAAAGAAAAACTAGAAAAAAGATTAGAGTATGTAAAACAAAATGGATCATTAAAAAAGAATGATTATATAAATATAGTATATAGACGAGATGTTATAGATTCTCGTTTTGATGAATTTAAAGATTTATTATCAAGACTTCTTAGAGAAAAAAATCCAGCAATAACACAATCAGAAATAGATGAAATAGTAGAGGGATTCAAAGGATATACTCCTGTTATACAATATAATAATTTAGCAGATGAAATAAAATTAGCTACAGCTAGAGGAGAAACTGTAAACATTGATGAATTTATAAATAAAGTAAATAAAATATCTTCTAGATTCCAAAGTAGAAATCTTAATATAGACTACATGAAATTAGCTAGTGCTGGTTTTATAGAAAAAGATATAAATATTTTACAAAGATTATACTATAATCAAACTATACCAGATATTGAAATAACAAAAATATTTGGAGATCCAATGGCATATGGATCAAAGTATGTACAAGGAGGATCTTACCAAAAAGGTATACAACAAATATCAGATGAATATGATGAACTAATAGAAAATGCAGCATCTCAAATACAAAGAGATAAACTAATAAAACAAAAAGAAGAAATACTTGTAGATTTAGATGCAGCTGTACATCTACTTAGAGGTACATATGGATTAGCTGATGATCCTAATAGATTTGTATCAAGAGGTATTAGAATAGGTAAGTTATATAATGCTTTAACTATGCTTACTGGTATAGCTCAAACTGTAGATGTAGCAAGATTAGTAATGGTAAATGGTATTACTAAAACATTTAAAAATTCTTATGAAGTATTAACAAGTGGATATGCAAAAGAAATATTTGATATGTCTAAAAGATCAGCACAGTTAGGTGGAGAAGCATTAGATATGTGGAATAGTTCAAGAGCTATGTCTATGTATGGAGTAGAAGATGCTTTTGGTGTATTTAATAAATTTGAAAGAGGATTTAGTTCTTTAGGTAATTTATACTTTACATTTTTAAATTTAAGTAACCCATGGAATACAGCAGCTAAAAGTATAGCTGGATTATTTAATGGTACAAGACTTATAGAAGTAGCAGAACAAATAGCAAAAGGCGAAAAAGTTACAAAAGTAAATAAAGCTAGAATGTTAAATCTAGGTATTGATGATAATATGGCTAAAATAATATACGAACAATATAAAAAATATGGTGTTGGTAAAAATGGTAGTAGGTCTTTTAAACAAAATGGAGATGATTATAAAACTATGAGAGTAGCTAATTCTGATGCCTGGGATAATAGAGCAGCAGCTGATGCTTATCATAATGCTGTAGGTAAACAATCTAATATAGATATTGTTACTCCATCAAAAGGAGATGTACCATTGTGGGCAAATACAGAAATAGGAGGAACACTACTACAGTTTAAAAAATTCGGTATAGCTTCTACACAAAGAATGTTACTTAGAGGTTTACAAGAAAAAGATGCTAATTTCTTCCAAGGTGTATTATTATTAATGGCAGCTGGAGCTATGGTAGATGCGTTTAGACAAAAAGCATTTAACAGAAAATATGAAAATAAACCAATAGGACAAAAAATAGTAGATGCTTTTGATAGATCTGGTCTTGGTGGTATATATTCAGATATTAACAATTCATTAGAAAGATTAGCTAATAATGAAATAGGACTTAGACCTTTGCTTGGAGCAAAAAAACCTTATGGTACTTATAAAGATCAAAGAAAAACTATTGGACCTTATGGTATGCCAATAGCAGATATACTTGGACCAAGTGCATCACAAATAGAAAACATAGCTGATATCATGTTTACCTGGGGTACAGGTAAGTACAACCATCACACAGCAAGGAATGTGCGTAGACTTGTTCCATTTCAAAATGTATGGTTTCTCGATTCATTATTTGATAGTATGGAGAAAAATGTTTTAAGATGAGTATACAAATATCTGATACAAGTGCTAGAATACAGTATACAGCTACTAATGGGCAAACTGTATTTGCAGTACCATTTGAATTTTTTAGTGATTCTGATTTACAAGTAATTAAAACATCTAGTGGTGTAGATACTACACTTACCTTGGCAGCTAACCCTAGTAGTGCAGCTCAGTATTCTGTTACTGGAGCTGGTGTTACTGGAGGTGGTAATGTAACTTTAGGTGGAGGAGCTACAGTAAATGATAAATATACAATCCTTAGAAATTTACCTACATCAAGAACAAGTGATTTTCCTAGTTCTGGTACATTTCCTATAGAAACTCTCAATACAGAATTAGATAAACTTGTTGCCTTAATACAACAGAATGAAGTAGATATTAAATTATCGCCTAAAGCTGCGTCTACAACATCAACAGCTTTTGGTCTTACATTTCCAGAGCTTTCGGCTAATAAAATACTTAGCGTAAATTCTTCTGGTAATGCTTTACAATTTACACAAGAAATAGGTACAAATCGTGGTAACTGGGCAACTACAACTGCCTATAATGAAAGAGATATAGTTAAAGATACATCAACAAATAATATTTTTATTGTTAATTCTGCTCATACTTCTAGTGGATCACAACCTCTTACAAGTAATGCAAACTCAGCAAAATATGATTTATTAGTAGATGCTTCTAGTGCAAGTACAAGTGCAACAAATGCAGCCTCAAGTGCAACAGCTTCGGCAAATTCCGCAACTGCTAGTGCAAATTCTGCAACAGCAAGTGCAAATAGTGCTACAGCTAGTGCAAGTTCAGCTACTTCGGCAGCTGCTAGTTTTGATTCTTTTGATGATAGATATTTAGGAGCTAAATCTTCTGAGCCATCTGTAGATAATGATGGAGATGCTCTTGTTACAGGAGCATTATTTTTTGATACAACTGCAAATGCTACAAAAGTTTGGACAGGATCAGCATGGCAAACAGTTACAGTTTCTGCAAGTAACCAGGCAAACATTAATACTGTTGCTGGAATTGCAAGTAATGTAACAAGTGTTGCTGGTATAGCTTCTAATGTAACTTCGGTTGCTG